CATTCCTACAACTTTATATGATATTCCATTGCTACCATCACGCTTGAGAGTAGTTATAATACCATCAGCTTTAAGGCTATTTAAATCTCCAGTAGTTACATTTGAAGTAGTACCATTAATATCATTAGCCCAGTTATATAACTCAGCATGCAAAGAATAATCTTCATCCAACAACACAGTAGTTGTCCACGCTTCGTATTCTCTATCACCTGGTATTTTAATTTTTCTTCCCATATATGGAACTTCTACTGGGGTGAAAGTCGTACCCGGTAATGATGATGCTTTACATCTAAATTGAAAGTTCCTTCCATTAATGCCATGGCCAGAAAAGTCTACCTTAAATAGACTATTCCGTGCCAATTCATTGAAAGAACCTTTAAAATCGTTAATATTCATTTTTGTTATCCTGTTATATTAAGTATTTATACGGTAACTTCGTCGAAAGAAACTCCAGATGATACTGCAGTAAATGTCAAGTTAATGAAGTTAATTGACTTATTTGGTTTAATCAAGATTGTAGCTCTAAACTCGTTTGCGTCAATTACATATGGTGTATTAACTGTTTCATCAGCAATTACTGAAAAATCAATAATACCCCTCTTGCCCTGAACATCTCTCAGGAAAGGAGTAACTGTTTGTACGAATCTTGCTCTAGTGAACTCGTCATTAAATTCAAATAGGTTATATTTTGCAGCATTTGCAATTGCCTTTTCAAGAACAATGAATAGTCGTCGAACATTGATTCTATCAAATGCAGATGATTTAGTTTGCAGAGTCTTATCACCAAATAGTAAACTACCTTCTCCGGCTTCTGTTATAACAGGATTAATACCCTCTACATACATGTCATCGCGATCTGTCTTACTGGGATTGAACTTTAATTTAGTGATGTTCTTAATTCCGCCTCGATTATATCCAGCGAAAGACCACCATGCATCATTAGTTTCATCAGTCAAAGCTGCAAGGCCTGCAATGTCGCCATTCAATGGAACCCATCTGAATACGTCATTATACTTGTCATATTGGAATTTATAATTTCCATCCATGAATGCATAAGATGTAGAACCAATTAAGTTACGATCAGATATCATTCCAGTTACTGGAGTAGTTGCTAAACTTGCAAAAGATGGAGAAATAAATGCTACGCAATCTTTTCTTACTTCTGCAACATTGTCAATCATGTAATTTGCTATAGTTTTACTAGCATCTTCAGATAATAATCCGCCTTCCATTAATAATGATACGTCAGATTCATCAGCAGATGCGAAGAAATCCCATCCTGCATTATGTTCAGTCGTACTAGTAGCTGCAATTAATCCGCCGGTTAAAGTTGCTGCTGAATCTTCACCGCTAACTGCTAGTGTACCTTGGAATGAAAATGTAACTGCTATTTCAGTTGCTGGTAATTCTTGTACAAGAACCAATGTATTTAAATCAGTAATAGATTCTACATCATATGTGCCAGCATTTAATCCAGCCGCAATTACTAATTGATCACCAGCAACTACTGCAGGTGAAGTAAAATCTGCAAGAGCAGATGTAAATACTTTAGAACCTTCAGTTGCTATACCATCAGCCTGGCCGACACCAAGTACTGGATTTCTACCAGCAGCTGAGAATGTACCAGCTTGACAATAAACGTATTTTGAATTTCTTTCCAGAGCAGTTTGGATATAGTTATTAACACCAAATCCATCTTTGCTTCCTGAATCTAAATTCAATTCCCAGGTTTCTTTTACATCTTCTACACCAGAAGAATCAGTATAAGTAACTACTACCCATACATCATTACCCTGAGGGTACTGGTCAAAATATGATTTATATTTCCAAGAATCGAATTGTTGACGTTGGCAAACTGAAACTCCGATGCTATTACCAAATGCACCTGGGTATTTCGCGAACCAAGAACCAGTTAGTGCTGCATAACTGATTTCATCTTCATTTTCGATAAGTGCTGCAGTACCATCAGATGCATTTAATGCTCCTGAATCTACTACACGAACTACTTTTAAGTTATTTCCGTATGCTAGAAAGTTTGCTGCTGTGAACCAAGTTTTGTAATTTGTATCATCTGGCTCACCGAAGGTAGTTACTAAATCTTCTTCATTTGAAACAGTTATACGTTTTTCTGCAGGTCCCCAGGCAAAATCCCCAACAACTGCGCCGATAGACGTTGCTACACCAGAAACGAATGTACTAAAGTCTTTTTCTATGATGTTCACAGATGGTGAAAGGTTGAAAGCCATTTTGCTATTCCTCTTATTTTATATTATTGCTATTAGAAATCATTATTATTATTTATAAATGTAGATATTCGTGAACTACGCCATAAATCCTTTATCATGAGAGCCATCAACATATCCGTTATTTTCCATCTGATATCGCTCGGAATTAATAGTGTCATTGACTCCATTATCCATTATTGGTAATGGCGTCAGTGCTTCCTTTTCCATTTCTTCGGCGTATTCAGCAAATTCTTTACGGAAATCTTGGTCTACTAAATTTTTATAATTTTCAGTATTTGCATAATAAGCAAAATTTACTAGACCCATCACTATATCATCATTACCCATATCAGCTTCAAACGAATCGCCTTTAGCTTGGAAATGATATAATTCATCAATGGTTTCTTCTGTAGTTACTAACATATTATTAGATTCAATCATATCTTTTAATCTGTTACAACCGATTCTTTTGGTTTTTCTATCTACTCTTAATCCCATCCTTGAACGTTTTTGATTGCCTGTCCGAGTAAAAATCAGATTTTCGTATTCATATTCCCAATTCATAATATTTAATACTGCTATGCCAATATCATTAGATTCTATCAGACAGAATGCATCATTATATTGCTTACCAAATGCTTCGATTACATTAGGAAATAACAAAGATGATATTTGGTTATTTCTATATACTGCAACTTGTTTATTTGGAAACGCAGTAATGTCTATTACAGATATTGTAGAATAATCTTGTCCAGAGCCTCTTGCAACATCCACTGACATAAAATACGTGTGATCTTCTTTTGCCGATTCAATTATTTTAGTAGTACCCTCAGTATTTAGATGAAGTACAGGTTCTGGTAATAATCTTCTTAATATAGCAGAAGCAATAAGAGTAAATGATCCGCCAAGAAACTCGCAATTGTGAGATACAACATCATTAGTATAATATTGATTTTCTTTTTCTACATCTGTGACATCATAAAAATATTTTTCTTCTTCTATGAGCTCAATGTTTGTTACTGTTAATTCACCGCCGCGGGAAACTATCTTGTTAAAAAATGTAAAATCTTGTGCTTCTTTAAATCCATCTGGTGTTTTAAATTTATGTTTTGTAGTAATATCAATTTTGCTACCGTTACACAGCTCAAATCTAAAATATTTACTTGCTTTAATTCTCTTGATACCAGTAAAGGCAGACATACCAAGAGGTGTATCTATCATTAACCCATTAGTATTTTTTCGTATAGATAATTCCATATTACTGTTTCACCTTTTACTATTTTAAAAACATTTTCTGGAGTTCTTTTTAAATTCATATATTTCACAACCCACTTTGCAAATAGTCTGTCATAACTAGGGGCTTTCCCAGATTTATATTTTCCACTTTTTGTTTTAAATTGTTCTTCATATTGAGCTAAATTAGGTTTGCTTTTATACAGCTCCAATATAGACGCTATTTCAGACTCTTCCAGCCTAGATATTTTTTTATTTGATTTACCCTTCTGCCTACTTGAGCAGTATTCTCTATATTCTGTAGTAACATATGACGTGTCTTTCTTTTTTTGGTTTTTATAAGACCCGTTTTTCATCCTGGTTTTTAACATTTTTTCAGTTCGCTTTTTAATAGTTTCTTCTGAAAACACCTGCGAACAAGAAAATGGATTTGCTGATTTATTTAACCAATTTTCAGATTTTGCTGCATTCACTTTTGTTAAAAACTTTTGCTCCCATAAAACAGCATCATTAGGATAGTCAAATATTTGTCTAACTTCGTAGTCAAAAGCATCAATACCGTGTTTTTCTATTAATAATTTAACTTCCGCTGACGACGAAAAATAACTTTTAAATAATTCTTTTGGGCTACAATTCTTTGCAAATCTAACACCATAATAATATTTATTGGTCGGTTTAAATTTTAGTAAATATGTATAAGCCATAAAAATCTCCAACTATTATTAAATATTTATAATTGTGAGTTTTTTGGTTTATGCAAGTTTCTTGGTTATTCGTTATGCTGCATTAATTCCATAAGATTATAAGCTTCTTCTATTGTCATAACATCATTATTAATTTTAATTAGTGTGTCCCCTGCAACACAGCAATGCTCTTGTAAGAAATCTTCTTCAGATGTATTAACAATAGTTTCAGCTTTCCATTTCTCGTCTCTGCCAGGAACTTGTGACCAGATAACTTCAAATGGCGAGTATGTATTTCTTCCTTCCTTTGCAGCATGGTGTATACTATAAAAATGATTTAAGCCATTTGGTGTAGATACTAAACAAATCTTTGTATCCTGGCCGGATGAAATAGTAGGATAAGATGATTTATAATATTCATCCCATACGCCTGGGTCAACAAATAAGAATGAGAAAGATTCACCACGAGCAGCATCTGAACTTGTAGCAAATGCTCCGATTCGTGAGCCATTTTCTAATTCAATATCGCCCTTGTTCCATTCTACAACTCCTTGTTGTAGCCACATAGGCATTTTCTCATAAGCTAATTTCAATCTTGCCAATGCTTTAACAGCAGAGCGTTTCTTATTAGCAAGAATACCAATATTCTTATATGAATGAAATAAACAGAACCAAAGTAAATATGCAGTTGTTACGGTAGTCTTACCAATCTGACGTGCACAACACACAGATGAAAATCTATTTGCTGTTATGTGGTCAACTAAATCTTCCTGAAAATCAAACATATCAAATGGAATCAATCCACCATCAACATTAACAATTTTCATATATGAGCGAATAAAATAAACTGGGTCAGTTCTGCACTTCTTCCATTCAGATACTTCATCCGCGGACATTGTCATCTTGACATTGGCTTTCTTGATGCGCGGATTTCCTAAATATCCTAACTTCCTATTGACTTTAGCAACTCTAAGATTTAGGTCAGTACGCGGCCCAAGAACTTTAGAGCCATCATCATGATACCTCATTGTCGCCCTTCTCTGATTCTTCTGTTTCTATTAATAAATCTTCAAGAGTACCTTCAAACGCACCATCTTCTTGTTTTCCAGAAGTCGGGTCATCCTGAGAATCTTTGATTTTCTTTCTCATGTCTATCATTTGCTCTTGGAGTTTTAATAAGTCTTTTGAAGAATCGCCAAGAGTTTTCATTAGAGTAGATACTACCTCAAATGCTCTTGGGTGGTCTGAATTGCACGCCACTCTCAGCATTTCTTTTAATGCAGTATTGCCATTCTCTATTACTTGGTGTAGAGTATTTCTAGCGAAGCCATAATCATCTAATTGATTTTCTAAAGATATTGCTTTGCCATCACCTGGTTTAAACTTAACTGGCTCTGGAAATTCTATTATCTCAAAATCTTCTTCTGGTATTATATCTGTTTTGGCCTGAGATAAGCCTTCCATCATTTTATCAAGCTCACTTTTACTCATATATTATCTCACTATGATACTAGTATACCATCCCCCTACTACTACTGATGCGTCTTTCTCTGCAGTTACTCTAATCTCTGCAGGATTATCTTTCATATTTGTACCACCAATATAAAATCCAATATATGCTACCACTTCGTGTGGCCCTGCATACTTGAGATAAGCTTGATGAAATGGGATTGTGTATTCATTTCCACCTATACCTGCAACTAAATTAATATTAAGGTCGGTATTGTTTGAAAGAGTAGTAGCATAAATAGTAACTCTCAATTCAACCATAGTGCCAATTGTTAATTCAGAAAAATCAAACTGGTTATTGGTCGAATTCCAAACATCGGTTACACCATTAGGCGGATATGCTTTATTTGAATATATGCCTAGGCCATCGTTATTTAACTTAGTTTCTACGCCTTCTGGAAGTGTAATAGTAGTACCAGAGGAATCATTATAATCAAAGAACCCATGCTTATTTTGGTGTTGGACAGATACAATTAAATCTCTCATATCTTGAGCACTAATACCACCACTCTGGCCATCTTGAAATAAGTTAGTTAATAAATCTGTTTCTGTTCTTAATGTATCTGCCATTGCTCTTTCCTATGAAAATTCATCAGAGAATTCATCGCTGAATTCCCCAGTGGGTGATGGACTAGCACCGTCGCTTGTATCATCTATAATTGTTGTTGTACTGTGTTCTATATCATCTGTTTCATGTGCATGTGCTTCAACCTGTATTGTTTCTAAATCACCAGGCGGATCAATTAAACTATTATCAATATTAACAATAGACTTTCTAATAATCTTAGTATCATCTATTGGTGGATACACATTAGCAGCACATCTAAAAGTAAATGTCCAAGTCAATACTCTATTTGTATCTAACGTTTCTTCAAAATTATCTTCTGAGATAACTCCTTCCAGAGTAACTTGTACATCATTGTATACTAACGGATCTTCCATTTCCTTTATCTTTACATTCAAAGATGGTGAGAAATATGGAATAATTTGTTCTACAATTTGTAACCCATCCTCTATATATTTAGAATAGACAATTAAGTCGTAAGTAAAATCATAAGGTACAGGAGCAAACATCTTTGATTTATTTAATGTATCCCCTGCAATATTAGAAGCCATTACATTCATTGTATTGGTTTTTCTGGATTCATTGTAATTCATTTCAGTCATTTCAAAAGAAATACGAGGAAGCATAGTTTTTACATTCGGGCCTGAACCTGAAATATAATCTGCTGATCTTAGCTCTTTAGAATAATACCATGAATTCTTTGGGGAATATTGGATGGGTACAAGATATCTTGCAAGCTCAGTATCACTAGAATCGCGACGAACGATTTTAATATCATTAAAAAGCGATCCAAATACTGAAGTTAATTTGCGCGTTGACGACCAGTAGAATGTTTTAAGCATTATGCTTTAACCAACCATGTTTTATCAAATTTAGAATTGTATTTAATCAATCCATATAATTGCTTTGGTACATAATTAAATGTTTCACAAAATTGTATACGAGTCATTTTCCAATTCTTCTTAGTTTTAGTATTATAAAAGACATATTCTTTATTATCCATATTTCTGAATTTTTTATTTTTAATATCTTCTTTTAATTTCTTTAATGCTGCATCCTGTGTTGTCTTTGAAACCCCACGTTTCTTAGCAGCATTACTCATGGCCTTTCTGGTTTCATTAGATATTTTCCTGCCTATATGAGCAGCAGATATTTTCGCTTTAGCTTCGGCCGTATGCGTTTTATTAAACATATGATTTTTTTCACCCAGCTGATTAACGCTCGCAAGATGTTTATGTTTTACTCTTGCATTCTCATAAACAGCAGATGTTATTCTGTAATCTCTTTTATTATCTGGGCTAGTAGTTTGATTATTCATAGCCCACCAAGCATAATGAAGTTTATTAATTTCTGGATATATTTTAATTAATAACCAGTGTGCTAAATAATGACCCTTTGCTGTTAATTTAACTATATTTATATTTTCATCGCTGCCTCCCATACAAGTAGGCAGAATGTGATGTGCTTCTAAATATGTTCCAGTCATATCTTCAGAACATAATTTTTTGTAAATTTTATTATAATCCATTCAATTATTTATAAAAATGGATTTCTACGAATATGTCTTAAAAATTACCAAAAGGATTGGCCTCTTCAAAGTCAATTATGTCATCAGCTACAATTTCCAAATTAGCATTATCTCCATCCATTTCATGAACAGTTGTTGGACTTAAATCCTTATCAGATATATCATCTATTTCATCAACTCCAGTAGCAAAGGTTTCCATAGAGTGAGAATATGTTTCACAACTAAGAACATATGAAGGAACCATCCCGCTTGGATAAAATTGATCTTCATCAGCAATTCTTCTAACTTCAAATAAGTTATTTGTAAGAGGCATATAAATCAAATCGCCAATATCGGGCCTAGTATCTAAAGGTTGCTCTTCTGCAAATCTAGTTTGAGATACTCTAAAGTGAGCTACATCTCCAATAGAGATACCATATCCAGTCATTACTTCAGCTTCGCCCTCAAAGCCCTCAATATCCTCTACATACATTTCAATTGATACTGCTTCAGTAAATGCTGCAGAATGATCTTCACCATACAAATCATCAGTATTTACTTCCGTTCTTGGTAGGTATAAAACATTAATACCCATGATTTGAATGCACTCTTGAGTCCAACCATCTATCAATGATTGTTCATTTGAGTTATCACCAGTCTCACCAAGGTTGTTAAAATATGAATTAAGTGCCATTATAGAAAACTCGGACCCGCAAAAAAGTTAACGGGATACTCATATTTCATTTCAAATTCTTCCAATAATCTAGCAATTTCTTCTGTAGCCTCATCAAAGGTTTGCTGTCCATTCATTTCTACTCCGCCGGGCAATTGTACTCCAGTATATTTTTTAATATTCTGGCCCCATTGTTGTTTAATTAGAGCAGTAGTATATTTCTTAATCCATTCATCATTATATACATTTACATCTTTATCTGGGTCAATCGCTTCATATCCATGAATAATAATCCAGCTACCTTCAACTAACGCACCAGATATATTTAAATATTGTTTAACATAATTAAACTGAAAATTTCTATCAGGAGATAACACATCTAGCATAGTTGCTATATTTGCTTTCTTGATATATAATAATCCAGCATCTATACCACCAGTCATACTCTCAAAGAAATCTGTTTGCGCTAATCTATAATTTAATCTTTCAAATGCTTCTAATGATGAGCTACCAGTACTAGAAGATGGGTCTAATAATTCTACCATAGCAACAATATCGCTTGGTGGTTTGATATATCCCTTTCTTACATCGCTAGCAGTTATAGTATGCTTTTTCCACACTTCTATTACACCAGAATAGTGTCTTTGTATAAACAATTCAATTGCTTCATCAACTCTATCATCAAGTTGACTTGCAGCTACTTCTATGTTTATTACGGGTTTACCTAATTTACGTAAACAATATTCTTGTAATTCTGATGCTGATTCTAATACAGCCATTAGTTACATCTCCATCTAAAATCTTCTACTGGATATTCATACCATGAACTTTTATCCTCTGAGCTAACAGAGAATGAAGTATATACACGTATATTTCTTCTTTTCTTTCCTTTATCTTCAATGCTAATATAGTTATATGTATAACACCTTAATCTAAATTTAGTATCATTAATAATTCTAAAATAATCCATATCAGTATTTTCACTATAAAAGGTTTCAATTTCTATAGTTTTAATGATTCTCTTATAATCACTAGCACTAACTGTTAATGAAATAAAGATCGCGAATAATATTAAGAAATATTTCATTCTGGTAACCCTGCTTTATTTTGTCCTTTTAATTCATGCTTAGTTTTTAAGAATGTGTGTCCAAGTTCTCTATGTTGATTTAATTTTTCTTGATCTTCTACAGTCCAGCTATCAAGTGGAAGCGTTTCACCATCTTTGTTATATTTCAGATATAGTAAAGATTTTAAAGTATCATTAGATGATATATTCATTTCATTTCTTAGAACTTGAACATCGTAGTCAGATGCAACATATTTTATAATAGCAAAAAATCCTGCAATTACTGGTATAATTATAGCTATTGTAGTTTTAAGTTGTTCTAATGATATTGTAAAATTTATTGCCGGCATTTTATATTTTCCATTTATCTACTAATTTATCAAACTGTTTACTTGACCTAGTTGAGAAATACCAACCAACCCCAGTAGCAGTAAGCCCTGTTACTGATAAAACTACTATTCTGTATAAGCCAACAATCTCAGTCTGTGAAAGAGACTCTAAGCCATTAGTCAATTCTTCTAATGTACTAATAATTTCATATGATTGCCACATCAATAAACCAAGAATAATGGGTCTAATCATAGATTTTACATTTGCTGCCCATATGCTTGTAGATTTTTGACCCTCGGCAAATGCTTCAGCATCTATCTTATCTACTAATAATTCTCCAGCAACTTTTGCTTGCTCTATACTCATCTTAGCTATTTGTATAGTAGCAACTGTCTGAGCTTTTATTTTATTAACTTCGTGGTCAAGTTTCATTTGAAGATTGGCTCGTTCTTCTCTTTTTGTTAGCCAACCAAATATACCACCCGTAATAGCACCGAATCCAGCTGAACCCAATATATCTAAAATCCACATAATAATATCACCTCTAATTCATGTTTTCTTTACTTCTAGTTTGTTCTCTGCCCCAGTGTACTGCACCAACAGCACCTAGCAATAACGCCATTCCAGAATAATCAGGAGCAATGAAAGAAATATAGCCTTCAATTGTAACTCCACCCAATAATACCTTTATCAGACATACGCCCAATGTTGCTATCCATCCTGCCCTTGCTGAACTCATTTTAATAACTCCAAATGTGTGGTCTAGGACGCCCATTAGTCTCCGTCAGATCATCTAAGTGGATGAACCGGCCGGAACCCTTCTGTTTGATACCTATACCAGTAAAACCACGTTTAGCAGCGAGTTTCATTATATTGAATGCATGTTTATGTGTACAAGAAATGTCCACAGCTTGTCCAGACGCATGGGTTTGAGTATAACCCCTTTCAGAGTTATACTCTTTGCATCTATATCCAGAAGTAACTGCCATAGCGGCACCGACTTCCTCACGCAGATTGTTCAGTTTTTGTAGTGTACCTTCATCGAAATGATATTCACCACAATGTTTGCAAGAAAGTTCCTCTTTTGAGAAATAATTCTTATTCGTCGCCATCCTCGTCTGCTCCATCTTCTACAGGAGCTTCAGGCTGTTGAGTTGGTCCAAATACTTGCTCGGTATTCAGAATCACTAGCTCACCAGAAGCTACCTTTTCCATGACTTCCATAATACTAGAAAATACTCCTAGAATCTGTCGGTCGTTTTCCGTCTTTGCCGAGAGTTTAACTTGTTCAAGAAATGCTTGTACATTCTGGCCAACCTGCGAGGATTGTTCCATTACTTGCTTTTTATAATCTTCTGGGCTCATTTCCGCTTGCTCTTGTTCTGACATAATATACTCCATAGTAAAATTGTCGGGTTGTTTGATAAATTCTCTTATATTTATAAAGGTTATTATTCTATTGGTGGTCCTCCACCGCCGCCACCAGAGCCTGGTACTGTAGCACTCCAAGTAAAAGTTCCCACTAAGGTTTCAGTACTAGAATCTCCTAATTGTCTAACATATATGCTACCAGCACCAGTGTATTGAGTATTAGAAGTTATTGCAACTTCACCATAATCATTATTTGTATCAATTGATACCCAATTTGTACTTCCCCTATTTCCACTACTAGTCCAAGTAACTTTTGATTCAAATAATTCACCGATTCCTTCTTCTATATCAGTAACTGCAACATATCTTCCATTTGCTACTTCAGCTCCAGTATTATCCCCAGAAGCTTCTATTTTCACTATACTGCCATCTGTTTTTAATCTAAT